CTGTTCATGGCAAGAACGGTAAGATCGGAACCGTCCGAACTATCGACCAAAGTAAGGCGCTTTGCGTTGGCGAAGGGATCGACGCATGGAATACCTATTTTGACCGCTACGGCCACCCCAAGGATGATTTTTGCCCTTGGCTGGTGCGGAATGTCCAATCCTACACCGATACAGTATCGGATTTGGATGAAGATGTGGAGTTGCGTAGCGGCGGTTTCAAGATGAGTGTTGATGCCATGATCGCACTACACAGGGCTGAGATTGAAGGCGCTGGCTATCAATTGATCGACCGAGCCTTGTGGGGGCGGGTTGAGGGGATGGTGCGGGGGATGGCCGGAAGCGATGAAAGCTGGTGGCGCTTGAACTCCATCAATGAAGCCGCACAACAGGAAGCCCGCGCCATCGTGGCGTTGTTGCCTACGGCTGAGGTGGATGAGGATGAATTGGCGGCAAATGACGTTTTGAACATCATGCAAAGTCAAGGATTTCTGTTCGCCAATGACAAACAGGCACATGAAATCGCGGTACGCGCCATACGCAAGGGCCGCGAACTGGAGGCGGGGCGAACCGGTGACTAGCACAGCCCTAGACTTCTGGAACCATCCAGCATGGTTGAACGATAGCAGAGACAATCCCCGCGATCCCAACTTTGAGCCGTTTTGGATGAGGGATTGTGCGGTTGAGGTTGTGCCAGCGCCCGCCTTGCCGACTCATTGGACCGCAAGGCAAATGGGATATGGCACTAGTCGGATTACGGGTAACTATATCCATATGCGGCCTTAGCCCCACGCGGACAGCAGATATGAGGATTGCACCCCAAGCGGGGTCATAGCCATGCACACGCTATCCGACAGATTCGGGCTGCGTGACCCATCGGGATTTTTCTCGACCATGACTTTCCCGGTGCCTGACAATTTTTGTTGCGGCTGAGAAAGTTCATCGCATAGTTGCGCGCATATGCGTTGAGGAATGTTTTCCGATATGGATATGATTTCATCTGGGTCGTAAGGTTTGCCCTGAGACGCGGCGTAGGCGTTCTGAAAGCGGCGGCGAAGATTGAACCACGCCATAGCCTTTAGGTTGTGATAATGATCCTTGTTCTTCTTGGCCTTGGGATCATCCGGCTCAATCGTCTCATCGGGCTCTAGGACCGCGTTTCCGCCATTCCAGGCTACAACCGCCAGTCCCTCGGGCTGCTCGCCTCTACGGCCCATTGCAGCCCATTCCCCGGTCACCCCTTCGCCGACGCCAGCGCTGTCGTATTGCAATTCTTCCGCACCGAAGCTCGTAGCAAGCTTTACAGCGCGCTCAGTCGTCAAGGAAGTATCAAGCCCGTTCCATTTCTCAATATGCGTCACCTCAATCCCGTGACGCATGACGAACCCGTTTTCGTCGCCTCCTTCCTCCGCGCCAGCCACGTCTAGAGCGGCAATGCGCTTGCCCGTGACCTCTAGCCCCAGCCGACGCGCCAAACCCACCGCAGCATCCACCCATAGCGGTGGAATGACGGTCTTACTGCCCGCGTCCTCATAAGCTCCCAGCCATACATGCGGATAGGTCTCCGGACTGTCGCGCTTATGCCGTGCCGCTAGGTCAATGATGGTCTTGCCGAGGAACGGATTGTCGCGATAGTTCGCATGCACCAACACCGCAACGCTGGCATCATCCCAAGGCACCAGTCGCTCAATCGGCGCATTGCGCTTGCGTGGGTTCCAGCTTGCCCAAATCTCGCTACCCTCCTTTCGGATAGTAGGGTCAAGCATCGTGATAGAGCGCTCGGACAGGCTCTCCGCTTCCTCAAGCCAGCATATGTCGATACCCTCCATCGACTTGATGCTGTCCACCGTGTGATCGCGCAAACCGCCGAAGATGATGAGGCCGTTACCAGGGGTACGGATTTCGGTCTGTAGCACCTCGAATTGACCGCCAACGCCCAACGCGACAATCTTGTCCTCCAGCAGCTTCTTCGCTGATTCCTTCAGGCTTTTCTGCACCTCACGAGCCGCTAGGGCGCGAAGGCCAGGGCGCGCTACCGCCGTCTCAATCAATAGCTCTGCGAAGAAATGGCTTTTGCCCGAAGCTCGACCTCCCTTACCGCCTCGATAGCGCTTTGCAGGGGCTAGGAGTGGCAGGAAAACGCGCGGAGTGAGGATTTCCAATACGCCATTGGCATCGACCGCCACGTTATTCGTCCGGCTGCTTCACGTCCAAGATGCGGCGCTGGATCATCTTGATTGGGGAATCGGTTTCGTCGCCGCCAATGAGGGCGATTTTCTCGCCATACGACTTTGGCGCGCGCTTGCCTGCCTCCCATTTCAAAGCGTCCGTAATGACGCGGGCGGCGGCGGGATCAAGCGTGCCAGCTTCCACCTTACGGCGCACCTCTCGCATCTCATCGGCCACCGTGTGGCCTTGATCCAGTCTCGCGCGCGTGTAGTTGTTCGCGAAATCTTGATGCTTCCTAAGCCATCCGTAAACCGTCACACGCTGCGGCATATCGTCATCACGGCAAATCGCGGACAATCCCTCATCATCCGCAATTCTCATGCAAATGATATCGCCGATTTCCGGGGTATAATCTGTTGGGCGTCCTGCTGGCATGTCTTCGATATACTCGCTTGGTAGGTTAGGAGCAAGGCTTAAGCCGCTATCGCGGCCACATGGCATCACACGCCTCAAACGTATCGGTGATGCAATCAGCCTCTACGATATGCCGATATCGGTTTACCCATTTACAAACCTCATCAACCTTCGCCTTGTCCTCGGAATAAAATTCCTGCTTGACCGTTTGAAAATCGATCCATGTTACCCGCCATCCCGATCGGTAGGCATCTACCGTTACAGGAAACTGAGCAAGGTAAGGATGACCATCATCCAAAACGGCAACCATGTTAGGGAAAATTTCCATTTTTGATATTCCTTCTAAAAATACCGACTGTCCGAACTGGCCTTCGCGGGCGCGCGCGATACGCACATTTTTGTCCCCCTATATAAAAAAAGAGTTATTTATATCTATTCCTGTAAGGGACATTTGGTGACACTCCAAGGCACAAAAATACCAAACTGTCACCGATCGTCCCTTGAGGAAGAAACAAGTTCTAGGATTGCCAAACGCGCGTCTTCCCTGCGCTCACGCTCCTGATTGGCTTGAGCCTCATAAAGCTCATGGACTTTGGGATTTACATCCCAACGAGGCGCGTCTGCGCGCTTGTTGGCCTGCTCCAGCCACCCAAAAGCCTCTAGCTGCTCAAAGATACGTGCGCCCTGTTCGCGCGTCAGTTTCCGCATACCCCTGGAGCCACGCTGCAACGTCCGTTGAGTGACGAAATCGACCTTATGGGCGAGAATATACCCGCCAACGTCCTGCAGGGCGCTATGGTCATCTGCGAGGCCAAGGATACCGCTGTAGAATGCCATCGAATGCCGCATCAGGAATTTTGAGAGGAAAATAGATACGCGGCGCGCTGTCTCTTCCGTCACGAACTCAGACAATTCACCTTCCGCACCACTGGCCACGTGTTCGATGCAATGCCAAATGATACAAAGGCGCGGGAACAAACCGTCGAACTTGCCAATATGCGCAGCGAGCTTTTTGTTTACCTGCTCAATTGCAGAGACGGATTTATGGTGCTTGATCGCCAACGCCTTGCGAATGGCTTGCGCCCCATCGTCAAACTGCAACGGCACGGCACCATAAACGCTATCAATAGGTTTAAGCGCATACAGCCCATCGATCAGCGCATTATAACCGGTATCTACATCCTCGGCATCATCGTCTTCGTCGGGCTGGGATGGCTGCAATACAATGGGGAAAAACCGCTGAATAAGGCCGTCGTCAGTAGCCTCATGGACGATTTTGCGGATGGGATCGGGCTGCACGCCGCCAAGGATGCTAATGGACAAATTCTCCACCAACGTTGATTTGCGACCGATGCGATCCACAGCGTAGGAACCACCGCCAAAAGATTGGAGCCAGAAAGAACGGTCCTTGGCAGAGCCCTTCCCCCCACTGTATTTCTCGATGCCGCCAAACCAGCCGCTAAGTTCGTCCTGCACGCAAATAATGCCATCGGGGGAATGTGCGCAAACTTCCTGCGCAGCCTCGATAGTGGTGTCATTGATGCGAAGGCGCTTTGGAATAGGCGGAGGGCCTTTTTCATCCATATCTTTATAATGCTGTAACTCTTGATTATACTTCAAGATTAATTCGGCATCCATCTTTGCCA